CGGTTGAAGGGGCTCGTCTCGAAAGCGAGTAGGCCAGTGATGACGCAGGGGTTCGAATCTCNCNNNCTTCNGNCATATAACAAGCATAGGTTTGATACAAAAGTATCGGACCTTTTTTCTTTGCAGAAAGGGAGATTTTCCCCTATCTGCCAATTTCCAGAGCCATATCTTGAATCGAAAACGGAGTTTATACTTGTAGGATATTTTATCGCTGTTTAACCATTTACACGATTAGATAACTATTTACACGATTACTCAACCATTTACACGATTAGATAACCATTTACACGATTACTTTTAATAAATACTATATCAAAGCGCTGAATATCTTATACATGCTTTGATATATAGATTATTTGCTTTAAAAGTGCTATAATAATGCAAGGGGCACATATTTCTATTGAGGTGGCTAAGTATGGATTATTCAAAATCAATAAAAGAACTTAGAAAAAAGCTAATAATGTCGCAAAGCGAATTAGCTAGTCTACTTGAAGTTTCCTTTTCTTCAGTTAATAGATGGGAAAATGGAAAGAATCAGCCAACAATAAAAGTAAAGAGGAAATTAGTTCCTCTTTTTGAAAAATGCAACATAAAAGAGAGGGAGTAGTAAAATGGCAGAAATACAAAAGAAAATTGATTTATTATGGGACGATAACCCTATTGATGTAAGTTCAGATGCGAATTTTATATGGAGTATAGCAAACAAGCTTCGTGGAACATACATGCCAGATAAATATGGCGATGTTATCATTCCAATGACAATTCTTCGTCGATTTGAATGTGCACTTGCACCAACAAAGGATAAGGTTCTAAAACTAAATAAGATAAATCCTGCATATCCAGCATTAAAATTTGAAAAAGAAGCTGGATTTCAGTTCTTCAATTTAAGTGATTTTGACCTAAAAAAGCTATGTAATGAATCGGATAAACTTGCGGATAATTTTAAGAATTACGTTGAAGGCTTTTCCTCAAATGTTCAAGACATTATGAAACAACTTGATTTGTTAGCTCATATTGAAAAAATGGACAAAGGAGGATGTCTACTTACAATAGTTAAAGCCTTTTCAGAACTAGATCTTAATCCACAAACTTATGACTCCATAAAGATGGGATATATATTTGAAAACTTGATAGGACGTTTCTATCAAAATGTAGATGCTGGGCAGTATTATACTGGTAGAGATATTATTAAGTGTCTTGTGTCAATTTTAACAGCTGAAGGTAGTGATGATATTTTTGAAGATCATAAGGTAATAACCGTTTGTGATCAAGCTTGTGGCACAGGCGGTATGCTTTCAACAGCTTATTCATATTTAAAGCATATAAATCCTTCAGCAGATGTTCGTTTGTTTGGCCAAGAATTTATGGGCCAATCATATGCTGTAGGACTAGCAGAAATGCTCATTAAGGATCAAGATGCTCGAAATTTTAAGCATGCAGACACATTTAAAGAGGATTGTTTTAAGAATACTAAGATGAGATTCGTCTTAGAAAATCCCCCATTTGGTACACCTTGGAGTGGAAAAGATGCTAAAGAAGGACAAGAGAAAGCCGTTAAAGATGAATTTAGCAAAGCAGGTACAGGAAGATCACGTTGGGGAGCAGGTCTTCCTTCTGGTGGTGATTCACAGCTAATATTCATGCAATCAGCTATAGATAAAATGGATGAAAGAATTGGTCGTGCAGCGATTATTCAAAATGGCTCACCTCTCTTTTCAGGTAGTACATCCTCTGGCGAGAGCCAAATTCGCAGATGGATGTTAGAGAGTGATATAGTTGAAGCTATTATTGCTCTACCAACTGATCTTTTTTACAATACTGGGATTCAAACATATGTTTGGATTTTATCAAAAAATAAACGTCAAGATCGTAAAGGAAAAATTCAGCTGATAGATGCTTCAAACATTTATCATAAACTTAGAAAATCACTCGGAAATAAAAAGAACGAGTTGACCCCTGAAGACAGAAAGTTTATAACTGAGTTATATGTTAATTTTAGTGAAAATGAGTTAGTTAAAATATTCGATAATGAAGAGTTCATTTATCGTGAGTATACAATTATGCAACCTCTCCAAAGAAGTTATGGTATTACTGAAGAAAGAATAAATTCCATGCTTTTACAGGGTTCTTTATCAACAATTTATGATGAGGGAAAAGTTTTTGAATATGAAAACAGCATTGAGCCTTTAGATGATAAAGCTAAGAAGAGACTACAATATTTCTATGATAACAAACCTTTATATGACTCAATTATAAGATGTTTGCAACAAAATATGACAGAAAAAGTGTACTATAAGGTTTCTGATTTTGAAGTTTATATAAATAAAGTTATGGCTGATTTTGATAAGCAAATCATTACTAAGGTTATTAATGGACTGTCTCAGATGGATAAAAAAGCTGAAATTCACAAAGATAAAAAAGGTAATATTATTTTCGACAAAGAATCTAAGGACATTGAAATCGTTAAATACAAAGAAAATATAAGCACATATATGGCTCGTGAGGTATTACCCCATATACCAGACGCAAAGGCATTTTTTGAAGAAGATCTGACCTCAAAAAACAAATCAATAAAAACAGGTGCTGAAATACCGTTTACTCGATATTTCTATCAATATAATAAACCCGAATCAAGCGAATATTTGGCGAAAAAGTTCCAGGATTTAGAAGAACAAGTTCGTACCAAAATAAACGTATTGTTTTAGGTGATAATATTATGAGAAAAATGAAATCTAGTGGAATTGGATGGGCACATGACATTCCTGATCATTGGGGTGTAAAAAAAGGGAAATATGTATTTATAAATAAAAAAGAAGTAGTTAAAGCAAAAGTCGAACAATATGAGCGATTAGCGCTTACCTTAAATGGAGTTATAAAAAGGTCTAAAGAAGACAATGAAGGTCTACAACCCGATAGATTTGATACATATCAAATACTTAGAAAGAATGATCTTGTATTCAAATTAATCGATTTAAAAAATGTATCAACTAGTCGCGTAGGGTTATCTCCATTTACTGGTATTGTTTCTCCTGCATATATTATTCTAAAAGCAAATAACGAGATATATCCTGCATATGCAGAAAAATACTATCTAATGATGTGGATGCATGAAGTTTTTAATGCTTTAGGAGATTCTGGTGTTAGAAGTAGTTTGAGTTCTACTGATTTACTCGATCTATTTCTTCCACTTCCACCACTGGATGAACAGATAAGAATAGCTGATTTCCTAGATTTTGAATCCGATCAAATTGATAATGTGATCATTGTTATTCAAGAACAAATAGCAATTCTTGAGCAATACAAGAGATCAACAATAACTCAACTGGTTACTAAAGGTTTAAACCCCAATGTAGAGACCAAAAATACTAATATTTCATGGATAGGCGATATTCCTTCTCATTGGAACTATAAAAGAGGAAAATATATTTTGAAGTATATGCAAAAACCAATTAAAGTTGATGATGGTGTTATTACTTGTTTTAGAGATGGTGAAGTTACATTGAGGATTAATCGTAGAGAAGATGGATTTACCATGTCAGATAAAGAAATAGGATATCAAGGAATAGATGTCGGCGACCTAGTTGTACACGGAATGGATGGTTTTGCAGGAGCTATAGGTATTTCAGATTCAAGGGGAAAAGCTTCACCGGTTTTGAATGTCCTAGATTCTTGCCAAAACAAAAAATATATCATGTATTTTTTAAGAAGCATGGCATATGATGATGTCTTTCTTGCATTAGCCACTGGAATTAGAGTAAGATCCTGTGACTTAAGATGGAACAAACTGGCTGAACTTTATTATCCTTTACCACCAATTGAAGAACAAAATGAAATTGTTAATGCAATTGACGGTCACCTAAACAAGGCAAATGAAATCATTCAAGATAAACAGAATCAATTAGACACTTTGAAACAGATTAAAAAATCATTAATTTATGAATTCGTTACTGGGAAAAAAGAGGTGCAATATGAATAAAATAATCACTGAAAAACAATATCAAAGGTATATTTTGGATTATGTTGTTAATAATAATGGATACGTTGAGAGAACTAATTCTAACTTTGATCGATATTACGCCCTTGATAAAGAAATGCTATTTAAGTTTTTAAATGATACACAACCCGAAATGGTTAGTAAATTAAAGAGAACTTACAAAGATAGATTTGAAGAGACGGTTATAAATGTAATCAACAACCAAATTACAAGTTCTAAATCTTCTATTATTGAAACCTTGAAAAATGGTGTAGAACTTTCTAGTATTAAACTAAACTTGATGTATACCAAACCAGCAACAGTTTTTAACAAAGAACTGAATAAGAAGTATGCAATGAATATTTTCTCTGTTGTTGAAGAAGTATATGTTAAGGATAACGAACGAATCGATCTAGTGGTTTTTTTAAATGGATTTGCGGTAATATCATTTGAACTTAAGTGTAATGCTTCAGGTCAAAGTTTTGAAGATGCAATAATGCAATATAGAACAAATAGAGATTATAAATCAAGACTATTTTTATTTAAAGCCGGTTGTATCGTTAATTTTGCTATGGATCTTGAAGAATGTTACATGACTACAAAATTATCAGGTTACTCAACATATTTTTTGCCATTTAACAAAGGTAATGGCCAAGGTATAGAAACAGGTAAAGGGAACCCATTAAACAGTGAAGGTTTTGGTGTTTCATACATTTGGGAAGACATTTTGCAAAAAGATAATTTAATTGAAATTCTCTCTAAATTTGTTTTTGTTGAACGTTTGGAAAGAGAAGATCTTAATGGAAAAAAGAGCAAAAAAGAATCAATTATATTCCCAAGATATCACCAACTTGATTGCATACGTAAGACACTTAATGATGTTATTGAAAACAAAACTTCTCACAACTATCTAATTCAACACAGTGCAGGGTCTGGAAAAACATATACAATTGCTTGGCTTGCTCATAGATTAGCAACATTTCACGATCAAAATAATAATGTTGTATATGATAATATCGTTATTGTAACTGACAGGGTTATTGTTGATAGACAACTTCAAAAAGCTGTAAGTTCCATTGAGCATAAAGTTGGTTTGATAAAGGTATTGGATGAAAGTTGCACTTCAAAAGATTTAAAAGATGCACTTGAAGGCAATACGAAAATAATCGCAACAACCATTCAAAAATTTCTGTATGTAGCTGATATAGTAAAAGGGCTTAAAGAGAAAAAATTCGCAGTAATCATAGATGAGGCACATTCATCAACGTCTGGAAAGGACATGGCTGCGGTAACGAAAGCGTTAGGATCTGATATTGATTATGAGGATGATGCTTTCAATATGGACGCTGAAGATATTATTACTGATGAAATCTGTAAACATGGAAAACAAGATAATGTTTCGATGTTTGCTTTCACGGCCACCCCAAAACCAACAACTCTCGCCATTTTTGGTCACATTAATCCTTTAGGTAATTATGAGTCTTTTCATCTTTATTCAATGAAGCAGGCAATTGAAGAAGGATTTATTTTGAATGTTCTTCAAAACTTTACCCCGTATCAAACATTTTATAAGATTAACAAAGCAATAGAAAATGATCCCAAGTTGAAGAGCAAGGCGGCAAAGAAAAAAATTGCTAGGTTTGCTATGCTTCATGATACTAATATTATTCAGAGAATTGAGATTATTATCGAACACTTTAGAAATGCAGTATTAAAAGATCAACCTTGGGCAAAAGGAATGGTCGTTACAGGTTCTAGAGCAGAAGCTGTTAAGTATTATGAGGCGTTCAATAAATATGTAAGCGAAAAAGGTTATAAAGATGTACATCCTCTAGTAGCATTTTCTGGAAAAATCACTGAAAGGCAATTAGGGATATCTGATGATAACGAGAAATACTTTACAGAATCCTCAATCAATGGGTTTAGTGATATACATACAGCGGATAAATTTGATGAGGAAGACTATCAAGTTATTTTAGTGGCTAATAAGTACCAAACTGGTTTTGATCAACCAAAATTGTCTGTTATGTATGTGTTAAAAAAACTTAATGGAATTGCTGCAGTTCAGACGCTATCTAGACTGAATAGAATATATCCTCCATATCAGAAGAAAACGTTTATTTTGGATTTTGTAAACTCAATTGAAGATATTCAAAAAGCGTTCGAACCTTACTATACCTCTACAATTTTATGTAATACGGTCACACCAGAATTAGTATATGAACTTGATGCAAAAATTGATAGTTTTAATATTTTTACAATTGACTCTGCAATTGAAGCAAATGAGATCTTTTACTCAGGTAGTTATACTCAAAAGCAAAAAGAGGAAAAAATAACTTTTCTGCTTTCAAAAGCCAAGAAACAATTTGATATATTAGACGAGAATGACCAGAGAGAATCTTACTACACTTTTAGAAAGTTTGTCAGATTCTATGAGTTTTTACTTCAAGTCTCATCTTTTAATGATGTTGACCTGCACAAGAAGTATAATTTTATAGTTTGGCTATTACCTTACTTGAAAATCGGCAAATCTGGAACTGGCTTTGATTTAAAGGGAATGATTGATGCGAACAACTTTTATCAGAAGAAAGGTGAAGAAATAAAACTTAAACCACTTGGATCTGACCCATATGTAAATCTTCCTACTGCAGATATTTTTAATCTTACTGAGGATGAAGAACAGAGACTCTCTGACATAATCAAAGAGGTAAATAGTAGGACTGGTAAGTCATTCGATAATGATGTAGCACTTAAAGCGGCCTTGCAAATAAAAGATTTACTAAAGAAAAATCCCAATATTATCGCAAGTGCAAGAGTGAATCCTATAAATGATTTTGAGTTTTCATTTTATTCAGGTATAGATGATGCGTTGGTTGATGGATTACAGCAAAACCAAGATTTTTTCACTATGCTTTTGAATAATAATGATCTTAAAAGAGAGGTACTGGGAATATTTCTCAAAGGAATATATGACGACTTAAAGAGTCCAAATAACGAGTAAGTTGGATAATGTCATGGATGAGAGAAAATACAGTAGTTTAGAGGAGATAATCCTTTACAAAAACATACGTCTAATTCAGACAGCATTACATTTTTTTATTGTAACGAAAAAATTGTATGGTTCAGAAGAAGACTATAACAATCCTATGTTTCTACAAAATATTAGCCCGGTTATAAAAAACTATAAAACGCGCTTGTTTCGAGGTGGGGATTCAGTAATTTTTTTAGATCTTTTATTAACTGTTTCAACCACGGTTACAAAAGCATCTAGTGTTGAATCTACACACACTGGAATGTTTACTTTTAATTTAAGTTGTATTTTAGATCATGGCATAAAAAATCTACGTATCTTAAATTTGGTGTATGGTGATAATTTACGACCTTATGACAAGAAAAAAAGCTTAAATTCTAACCTAGTACCATATATTTATTTTGAGAATTACGAAGAAGAAGCAGAAAATTTTCTTAAAAAGTTTTGTCCAGAAGCATTAATTGATCCTTTCCCTCTTCCAGTAGATGATGTAATTAGAAGAATGGGATTGAAAAAGGTATATGCTATTTTAGATGACAGCGTCAGGGGTATGATTAGTTTCAGAAAAGAGAAAGTGCTGCAAACTGATTATTATAATGACGGGTGTCTATCTAGAGAAATTGATATTGATGCGGGTACTGTAGTTATCGGTGAAAATTTGTTAGTTGAAAGTGGAATTGGACCTTACAATAATACAGTGATTCATGAATGTTTACATTGGTATCTTCATCGACCTTACCAGGAACTTAAGATCGCACTTAATAACGGAAATTCAATGATTATAAGTCCTTCAGATGATGAAATGGATAATCATAAGGATAGAATTAGCGATGATTTGTATCATATCGAAAATCAAGTTCGTAATTTAGCTCCACTAATTTTGATGCCAAGAGAATCTGCAATTTCTAAATTTGAACAACTTATCTCTAAATATAAAGATGAGTATGACATTAATTCTTTACCAATTATCTACAAAGCAGCTCTTAAGGAATTTGCATCTTTTTTTAATGTTTCTCTGGAGTCAGCCAAAATTAGACTTCATTCTATGGGATACAGCGAAAACTTGTATAAAAATCAACTTTATTATGATTCAAATAGCAAGCAAGTCCGATTCATCAGTCGTTGGGATTATGAAATGCTTATTGAATCTGATAGAACTTTTAGTCAACTGATAAAAAAGAAAGTTATAGTATATGTAGATGGTTATGTAGTAATTAATGTTACTCCATATGTTTCTGAAAATGACTATGGATTTAAAATAACTGAGTATGGATATCGTAATATTATGGATTGTACTTTGAGTTTCAATATAAGTAGGAGTAGGGATATTGGCTTTAGAAAAAGTCATCCTGTGGCGTATGCTATGCTCTACCATGAGCTAACAACTACTTCGAAACAAATAAGTATAAATGATGATTATTTAGAGTCAATACTAAAAATTATGAAAAACACTACAGATAAAGAAAAACAGAAGTCTTTTTTCATAGACTTTAGGTTAGCAGAGACTAACCATTCATACAGTGAATACTTACATATCGTTATGGATAGACACAAAATTTCTGTAAATCAACTCGTTATTAGTAGTAAACTCAGCGAATCATTGATAAAAAAATATAGGGCAATGACCGAAACGGTATATACTTTGGAAGCGACTTTAGCAATTTGTGCAGGACTGAAACTATACCCTTACGAGTCAATAAACCTGTTGACATTGATGGGTTGGGATTATGAAGGAATGGTAAGCAAAGGTGTAAAAATATTAGATAAATTCAAACACTACTACTATCTTATTATTAATGAATATGACTCTGGACTTGATAAATGGAATGAACATTTGACTAAAAAGGGCTTACGGGAACTTCCATAAAAAAAAGGGTGTATTTTAACTGAACTTCTTATAGAGCAAATTAATAATATTATTAATATTGCATGACCTAACAAGTAATCATTAAATTGATCGACTTATGTTAGGTCTTTTTTTTGCATTTATGCAGTGTATTTCAAATATACCCCCCTATTTTTATTGTAAAAACCATATGATAAACTACATGCGAATCAAGAAATTGCTAGCTTAATTCGTACTTCACAGCCATAGCTAAGCTGGTCACAATGAAGTACATAAACTAAATATCGCGGAACTGACTATTGTGAAGAAAGGTCTGCAATCTGAATGGAGTTATTCGATTAACCTTTCTTTTTGCGACGCATTAAATCAGTCTATTCTGCAAAAAAACGGTACCTCCTTTCAGTATTTCACAAATCTGAGCGGAGGTATTTTTTTATGAAAATAACAAAGTCTGAAAAGAATCAAAATCCTAAGTTATATGGCTATGGAAGTCTAGAACAACTTCAGAGTGATCCCGAGAGTAAACTAACGCATTGGATTCCCTACAGAGATGCTGATGGTGATATCAGATTCACGCCATGCACAGAAGAATACTATCATTGGCACCGAAATGATATACGTAATGCACTGCGTGATAAAGACCTCGAATCACGATGCCTAATTCCTTCTGAAAAGTTTGGATTAGTGAAGTGTAGAGCTGATTGTAGTTTGTGTCCAAAAACTAGAGATGGCTTTCCTGTATCTATAGATTACATGCGCAAGAATTATGATTTCGATTTTAAAGATGGCTCCTTTGAAGCTGAACAAGAGGAACGAAACGAACAAGAACAAAAGGATTTCATATGGAATGCAGTTGCTGAATTTGATCCAGCTGATCAAGTGATATTAAGACTATTTAATGAAGGCAAAACAGATGCTGCAATTGCTGAAGTTTTGAATAAATCAAGAAGCAGAATTCAGGAACGCAGAATACAACTTGTGCAGCTTTTGAAAGAAAAAATGAAAAAATTTGAGAAATAACCGGCAAACGATAGGATACTTGGCCATTTAACTAGTGAAGAGGAANAGCGACCCTTTTCAAAACCAAAAGGAGGTTTAGAAATGCAAAAAGAAAAACCAGCCAATAAAACTTATCTCACCGATAAGGATTTAGTTGAAACGCTAATGCTCATTAGCGAAACAACGAAGACATTGGCACTTGAAGTGATGTTGCTTCCAGAGGAAACAAACAACGAAGGAGGAAAAGAAGATGTCAAAAAGCCCGACGATTCACAGTAGGAAATACAGCCCCAGCAAGAGTAGTACGTGGTTAAACTGTCCACTCAGTACACTGCTAAACGATGGCACAAGCCAGGAAACGAATCCGCAAGCTGAGTTTGGTACACAGTGTCATGAATTAGGAGCTGCACTTATTAGTCAGTCACTCAATTTGATTGATTATGACAGTGAAGCAAAACCGATTCAGGATGTCATCAAAGCACTGGACATGTATTCGGAAGACATGCAAGAAATCGCTGATGGATATGCTGACTTTGTCATCCAAGCGATCGAGTTTGAAAGAAAGCGATCTGAAGATGAACCGCTCATTGTCATCGAACAACATCTCGATATGGATTTTGATGAAGATGCAGGCGGAACACTAGATTGCGGCATTATCTCATCTGTGGATGGTGGAACACTCACAGTTATTGATTTAAAGACTGGACGTGGTCCCGTGTACGCATTTGATAGTGAAGCAGGACAGTTCAATACGCAACTTGGAATCTATGCACTCTATTTTCACAAAGCATACAAGGACTTATATCCAGTGAAAAAGGTAAGACTTGTCATCTATCAACCAGTGATTTCAAACACAAATGATTATGAGATGCCGATTGAAGAATTACTCCAGTTTGAATCTAGTGTTTTGATCCCAGCAGTAGAAAGAACAAAGGTAGATAACCCAGATGCGAAAGTTGGTAAGTATTGTCGCTATTGTGCGGGGAAAGCCATCTGTGCCAAACGAGCTGAAGTCAATCTCGAAGTGTCCAAAGATATCAAGAAGCCGATTACCACACTGACTGATGCAGAGATTGAAGCATTCCTACCCAAACTTGATGAATTGATTCAGTTTGCTGAAGACATGAAGGAGTTTGCTCTTAAGAAGGCCATGAATGGACATAAGTGGTCAAATTTCAAACTAGTTCATTCGAAAGGCTCAAGAAAGATTACAGATGAANATGCCGTGATTAAAGTTTGTGAAGCAATAGGTATTGATCCCTATGCACCTAAAAAGGTAGCTGGNATTACTGAACTCACCAAACGATTNGGAAAAGACAAGCTGAATGAACAGATTGGACCATACATCACNATGCAGGCAGGTTCCATCGTNTTAGTACCCAAGACTGACACTCGAGAAGAGGTCACCANTTTAGAAGAAGGAGATATAAACAAATGCTAAACATCATTGAAGGAAAAGAAAAGAGACCACTGAAAATCGTTATTTATGGTCCGGAGGGAATTGGTAAATCAACCTTTGCCAGTCAGTTCCCTGACCCACTATTTATCGATACCGAAGGTGGCACAAGCAACTTAGATATTCGAAGAATTAAATGCAACAAATCATGGAACGATTTAATCGCAATCGTCAAAGAGATTCTTGCCAATCCAAGCATCTGCAAAACAGTTGTTTTAGATACAGCAGACTGGTCAGAGTTCCTATGTATCAATGCAGTATGTGAAAAGTATCGAAAGAACAATATTGAAGATTTTGGATTTGGGAAAGGCTATGTCTATTTACTGGATGAATACTCCAAGCTTCTAATTCTTCTAGATCAACTGATCGAAGTGGGCATCAATGTTGTGATTACCGCCCATGCCAAGCCCAGAAAGTTTGAACTTCCTGAAGAGCAAGGTGCATTCGACCGCTATGAAATGAAACTAACCAGACAAGTAGCACCACTTATCAAGGAATGGTGTGATGCGTTATTCTTTGTGAACTACAAGATTTATGTCGTTACCACAGAGAACAATTCCAAAAAAGCTCAAGGTGGAAAGCGTGTTTTATATACCACACACAATCCAACCTATGATGCGAAAAACAGATTCAACTTACCAGAAGAATTAGAGCTCAACTATACATCGATTCAGCATCTATTCGAAACACAAGAAGTGGCCAAAACTAAGTTGATTGTACCCGTAAATGCATCTGGTATGAGTGTTGTAGTAGAAAAGCTTAACAAGATGATCGTGGAAGCAGGAATCACTGAAGTTGATCTTCAAAAAGTGGTTGCAGCGAAAGGTCATCATCAAGAAACAGAACCCATCGCTAATTATTCAGACGATTTCATCACAAGATGGATCATCCCAAATTGGAAAAAGATCATCGAATCTATAAAGAATAAAAAAGGAGAAGAATAACCATGAATGAAAACAAAGATATGCTAATGGATTGGAACGACTCGATTGAAACNGACGGACANGANTATGTGTTACTTCCNGAAGGNGATTANAACTTTACTGTCACGAACTTTGAANGAGGNAGATTTACNGGTGGTCCCAAAATACCAGCTTGCAATAAAGCGACCATCACAGTTCAAGTAGAAGCAAAAGAAGGTACGACTTCAGTGAAGTTTGACTTGNTACTTTACCGTACGATTGAATGGCGTATTTCAGCATTCTTTAGATGCATCGGTCAGAAGAAACATGGCGAGAAGCTCACGATGGATTGGGGTAAGGTGATTGGTTCTAAAGGTAGAGCTCACTTCAAGCAACGCTCCTATACCAATCAAAACGGTGAAGAGAAATTCGTCAACGATGTCGACCGCTTCATCGATTACAACGAAGAAAACTTTCTTCCAGACGATCTTCCATTTTAAGGAGGTCCCTCATGGAACTAAGACCTTATCAAAACGAAGCAGTTCAGGCGATTCGAAATGAATGGAAAGATGGCCGTCAAAAAACATTATTAGTACTTCCTACAGGAACCGGAAAAACAATTGTTTTCTCAAAGGTTGTTGAAGAAGAAACTCAAGATGGTAGTAAAGCCTTAATCCTTGCACATCGTGGTGAACTACTCGATCAAGCATCTGTCAAGTTAATGGAAACTAGTGGATTGGATTCAGCTTTGGAAAAGGCTGAATCCAGCTCCATTGGTTCAAAGAAACGTGTCACAGTCGCATCCGTTCAAACCCTATCTCAAGAGAAAAGACTCACCAGTTTTGCTAAAAACTACTTCAAGACTATTGTTGTGGATGAAGCCCATCACTCGATGAGCGATACCTATCAGCGTATTCTGACCCATTTCGATGGTGCCAATGTTCTAGGGGTAACCGCAACACCTGATCGCTCTGATCAGAAAAGTTTAGGAAAATACTTCGATTCAAAAGCATATGAATACTCGCTTCATCAAGCCATCAGAGAAGGGTATCTATGTCCTGTTAAAGCTCAGATGATACCGCTTGAACTAGATATTCACAATGTTGGTGTCTCCAACGGAGATTATGCAGTGGGTGAAATAGGTTCTGCTTTAGAACCCTACTTAAATCAAATCGCACTCGAAATGCTCAAGTACTGTAAAGGTCGAAAGACGGTCGTTTTCTTGCCCTTAATCAAAACCTCCCAGAAGTTCTGTGAATTGCTTAATTTGCATGGCATCAGAGCAGCTGAAGTTAATGGTAATAGTACGGATAGAGACGAAATCTTAGCAGAATTTGAAGCTGGTGAATACGATGTGTTATGCAACTCAATGCTTCTAACTGAAGGTTGGGATTGTCCAGCTGTGGATTGCATTATTATTTTAAGACCAACAAAGATTAGAAGTTTATATCAACAAATGGTAGGTCGTGGGATGCGACTTGCTCCTCATAAGAAAGATCTACTCTTGCTTGATTTTCTATGGATGACTGAACGTCATGATTTATGTAGGCCGTCAGCACTTATTTCTAAGGATGCAGAACTAGCAAAAAGAATCGACCAAAAGATGATGGATAAAGAAAGTGGCATCGATTTACTTGATGCTGAAACGGAATCAGAAAACGATGCCATCAAGGAACGTGAAGATGCACTAGCCAGAGAACTTGCTGCAATGCGTAGAAAACAACAAAAATTAGTTGATCCAATTCAATATGCATTCTCAATTGCCGCTGAAGATCTAGCAAATTATGAACCAACGTTTACGTGGGAGATGTCACCCGCTACTACAAGACAACTCGAATACTTAGAAAAACATGGTATCTATCCAGATTCAGTTTCGAGCTGTGGTATGGCAAGCTTACTCATCGAAAAACTAAAGAACAGACAAATTGAAGGACTCGCAACACCAAAACAAATCCGATTCTTGGAACGCTATGGTTTCATCCATGTCGGCATGTGGGCATTTGATGCAGCAAGCAAAATGATTACTCGTATTGCGGAAAACAGATGGATGTTACCAAGAGGCGTGAGTGCCACTGGTTATCAGCCATAGGAGGAAGTAAATGGACAACATACTAGAAGCTTTAAAACAAATTGATGTATCAAAAGTATCCTATCAAGAATGGGTTAATATCGGCATGGCACTTAAAGCTGAAGGCTATGAATGTTCCATATGGGATACCTGGAGCCAGAATGATTCACGCTATAAAGACGGAGAATGTGAAAGAAAATGGAGGGGCTTTAGCGGCTCCTCTCATCCCGTTTCTGGTGGAACGATTGTGAAACTTGCAAAAGATGCTGGCTGGGTTCCTCCAACAAGAATTAACGATGGGTTAATGGAATGGGACGATATCATTGAATACGATGGTGGAGGCACAACCTATGATCCATCGATTGATAAAAACACTACTGAACAACTCATCACTTATCTTGAAACATTATTTAAGGATGACGAATTTGTAGGATATGTCACAAACGATGCATGGCAAGATAGTGAAGGAAAGTGGATGCCAGGTAAAGGTCAATTTGACAGAACAGCCAAAGAATTAGTTGCTCTACTTAAAAAGCATCCTGATGATATCGGTGCAGTCATTGGTGATTGGAAAGAAGAATGTGGTGCATGGATTCGGTTTAATCCAGTTGATGGAAGTGGCGTAAAAAACGAAAATGTTACAAGGTTTACATACGCATTAGTAGAATCCGATGAAATGGCTATTCCTGAACAAGATGCGTTGTATCGTAAGTTTGAACTACCGATTGCGTGTTTGGTTCATAGTGGATCAAAAAGCCTACATGCTATTGTTCGTGTAGATGCAAAGGACTCAGACGAATACCGTAAGCGAGTGGATTACTTATATGATTTTTTAGGAAAGAGTGGACTTAAGGTTGATAAGGCTAATCGTAATCCATCTAGGCTATCAAGAATGCCAGGAGTTACACGAAAAGGTATTGTTCAAACCTTAGTAGAGACTAATATTGGAAGACGTAACTGGAATGAATGGTTAGATTTCGCAGAAGGAATCGTGGATGAATTACCTAGTTTAACTTACCTTGATGAAGCATTATTAAATCCGCCCAAACTACCGCTAGAACTTATCGAGGGAATAGTCAGAGTTGGGCATAAAATGCTCATTTCAGGTTCATCAAAAGCAGGGAAGAGTTTCTTGTTGATGGAGCTTTCTATCGCATTATCTGAAGGCTTAAAATGGCTAGGCTTTCAATGTAAAAAATCAAAGGTTCTCTATGTGAATTTAGAGATTGATGCAGCTAGTTGTATCAATCGCTTTTCTGAAATCTATAAAGCATTAAAGATGAAGCCCAAACACAGTCATGACATTGTTATTTGGAACCTTCGTGGTCGAGCGATGCCACTAGACAAGTTAGTACCGAGACTAATTAGAAAAGTGCAGAATCAAGGCTATGATGCCATCATCATCGACCCAATCTATAAAGTCATTACAGGTGATGAAAACAACGCTTCTGAGATGGGTGCTTTTAGCAATCTATTCGATAAAATTTGTAATGAAACAGGCTGTGCAGCTATCTATTGTCATCATCACTCGAAAGGTTCACAAGGATTTAAAAGAGCGATGGACAGGGCTTCAGGATCAGGCGTTTTTGCACGTGATCCAGATGCTCAGCTTGATATGATTCAATTGGAAACAACAGATGAATTCATGGCTCAAAATGCCGATGTTTTATCATCGACTGCATGGAGACTTGAGAGTAGTTTGCGTGAATTTAAAAACTTTAAACCCGTGAACTTTTGGTTCGAATATCCTATACATCGGTTGGATGATAAAGGCACACTTTCTAAGCACTATGCAGATGGAGATCCTAAAGCTAATCTGGAAAAAAGTGGTAAGAGAAGTCAAACACCTGAGTCTCGAAAAGAAGAATTTGATGCTGCTTTTGATATCAATGTTAATGAAGATGGAGATTGTGAAGCTACAGTTCTTGCTGAATACTTGAACATTTCTGAACGTACAGTTCGGGCTCGTGTTACAGAGTTTNGTGATGAATATGAAACAAAGAAAGGCNTNATNAGACGNAAGGATTAATTTGCTTTTTGCCTATTNACANGAATCAAAATCGGAGGAAAACGAAATGATAAGAAATAATAAACCCTATACAAATGAAAATGGCTGGGAAGATAGCGAACTAATAAGTGAACTTTCTTTAGAACAACAAGAGATTGTGTTGAATTGGATAAGAAATGGAATTATTCCAAGAANAACAGAGAATCGACTTCATTCTAGTTATGGTTTGAAGCATTATCTACAAGATGAAACAGGTATATANATAACGAATAATCAGTTTAAAGATGCAATGATGATCTGTGGTTTCTATCCAAAAGANCCTAATGAGCTTAATTGGCATTATGGTATCAGTAAGAAATCACCTATCTTTTTAAGCGAAAAGCCCTAATGAAGTAGTCTGGCAGAAAGGGAAATTTGATGTTGCCAGCATAAAAATGCGATTTTGGCAGAAAGGGAGAAATCTCCTATCCGCCAGCTGGCAAAAAAACTGGCAGAAAGGCCTTATATATAGGTGTTGCCACCAATACGCTGACGCATCGTTTGTAGGATAGGGCTTGTGAGCCTGCCCTATCCCAAACAAATGCATCATCGTCAGCACTCGCCTATCTTCCAATGAAAAATTAAAAAAAGGAGAAACCGATGAAAATATTTCTACTACTNGATCCACCAACAATTACAGCTCAAGAGAACAAGGTTNCTCTTGTTAATCATAAACCAAGATTCTATAAACCAGANAANTTGAAGCAAGCNAGAAAAGAACTCATCACNCACTTAAGACCATTCAAACCTAACGAACCCTTGAAGGATGCCATTCANNTNGATGTGATTTGGAGATTTCCAANAGGTAAAANACATAAGCACTTCGAATGGAGAGTAACAAAGCCGGACACCGATAACTTACAGAAAATGCTCAAAGACTGTATGACTGAAGTTGGCTTTTGGATAGATGATGCACAGGTGGTTGTGGATCATGTTGAAAAGATATGGTCAGACGATCCTACGGGTATCTCAATTGAAATCAAATTGTTGAGTAGATTAAAAGAAGAAGATGACAGTTAATGAAGGAGGAGTTGAGATGGATGTAAAAAAATACCTAAGTAGATATCACTACTTGGAGTTAGACATAAAACACATGCAAGATGAAATTAAAGAGTATGAAAGACTTGCGAACTCAATTCCTGGTATGAGCTTCGATGCTATTCGTGTAGATGGAACGAAAAGTCTAGATGCACCATTCACTAAGTGGATTCATAAAGCTATGGAGAAGGAACTACAAATAACAGACCTACAAAGGAAACTTCAAACGGTTAAATGTGAAATCATTTCAGTTATTGATAAACTAGAGGATACTGAACATAAAAAACTACTCATCTATCGATATATCGATTGGGAAAGTTGGAACGATATAGCAACAAAGCTGTATGTTTCATTATCAACTTTGAAAAGATGGCATAAAACAGCAATAGAAATTATTTCAATAAACACTTAAAGAATAATGGAAATATAAGTAAATAACATGTTAAAATAATGATGGTGCTGAAAGCGCATCAGCATCCGGTACAATGCTTACTTATATTGAATACTTTAGTGCACTAGAAGGAAACAGTATAATGTAAAATATAAACATTGTATTCCGTAAAAGTAAGGAGAAGGAAATGAAAAAATTCTTCAGAAATCTTGCTATTGCGGCAGTTAATACATTCTTTTTTTGAGTAGGCATGAATGCCGATGACGAAAAAGTTATGTATGCTGCTTTAGCCGTCTGTTTTGCTTGAGAATTATTTAAAAAGCAAAAGCAGCAGTAACTGGGGAGTACCATCGTAAGGTGGTACTCAACTTTTTTTTCATAAAAGGAAATAACGTTATAGGAAACACANTATAAGATCAAAAGTTGTTATNATGATAGTAAGNTGTTATTAATGATGTATATATTCATTTTGAATAACNTGATGAGATCGTAACTTCCTTAAAATAATTATGGACCATGATGGACCATCGTGAACCNTTGTGAATCTGTCAAGGGTATGTTATCATTATAATGAGTAATTTTATAANCGATATGGAATGCTGGCTCCTCGCAGCCTAGAAGAACGAAACTCCCAGGGAAGGGGGTTTCTTTTCTTTTGCAGAGATACTTGTAGTATTCCAACTGGTGAGTTATTACAGTTTTTTATCTACAGTTGGAGTGATTAAATGAAAGGAAAAATGCTTGACCTATACGAAAAATGGGAGACTTCAGGACATCTTGATGAAAAGCTCAAGTCGATATCAGAGATGGTATCCAAAAGAGCAACCCAAAGACAGGTCGCTGAATATCTAGGTATCACAGAAAAAACGATTATCAAATTGAGGAAGGTTCATCCTAAATTGAACAACGCTTTTCAATATGGCGATGAGGAACTCAAACATAAGCTTCTCGATGCTGTGTATCGTAGAGCGATTGGCTTTGAATATGAAGAAACACAAACAGTGATTGAAGAAACCAAGACTGGAACTAAGAAGCGTATTACTAAGTTCAAGAAACAGTCGCTACCAGATATCGCTGCGATAAAGTACTTACTCGTTACGAAGTTTGGTATTGAGTATAACGAGAAGAAAGCAGAAATAGAGCTGATGGCTAAACGTTTAGAAAGAAGCGAGGAGGAATGGATCAATGAATATAGTGATGAAGAAAACATCGGAACTGATAGAGTACGAAAACAATCCAAGAAATAATGAGGCGGCTATCGATGCCGTTGCTAAAAGTATATCTGAATTCGGATTCAAAGTTCCTATTGTAATTACGAAAGAAAATATAATCATCGCAGGCCACACAAGGCTCAAAGCAAGCCTTAAACTAGGATTGGCCACTGTTCCTTGCATCGTTGCTGATGACCTCACAGAAGGGCAAATAAAGGCCTTTCGTTTGGCGGATAACAAGACTGCAGAACTTGCTTCATGGGATTTTACAAAACTTGAGAGTGAGCTTGAATCGATCGAAATGGACATGTCTGTCTTTGGTTTTGAAGATTTAGAGTCGAAAGTTCCAGATAACGCAACCGATGATGACTTTGACCCAAGTGAAGAACTCACTGAGACACCATATACGAAAAAGGATGACATCTATCTGCTTGGCAATCATAGAGTCATGTGTGGAGACGCAACCATAAAAGAGAGCGTAGACAAGCTGATACAAGATGAAAAAGTCGATCTCACGTTTACCGACCCTCCTTATAATGTGGACTACGAAGGCACAGCAGGAAAAATCATGAACGACAAGATGGAAG